CGTTTACATCGGTGATAGTTCCTAACGGTTGCACTGCACTAGGACGTTGACGCACAAGGCGCAAGTGCCCCGCTAGTTCCTTCTTGAGTTGATCACTGCTGATCGTCACCTCTGCTTTGCTGTCGGTGTGTGTAAACAGTCCTGATGCCTTGCCCAGTAACTCCAATGCTTTTAATTGACTGCCCTCTTGCTTGGCTTGTTTACTCAGTTCCAATAGTTGTTTGAGTACATATCGTTTCGTCCCCGCCACGTCATCGACTAGGTTTTCGGTGATGGTCTCCCATGCATCCCTGAGCACTTCCTGTACCTTAGGGTGTTTAAACAGTTTGTTGGCATTGGTGCTGATGACGTGGTCACTGCTTGTGTCATTTGGGTATGCGTCACGGTATGCCTGTCGCAGTGTCTTCCCTTGGATGATGCCTACAGCGAATGCTTGTTGCTGTGCTGTTATTGGTCGCATCCTGTCACTTGTTATCACTTCACCGTCTACTCTACGTTTAGGTGCGTCTGCCATATGCGCCAACCGTTCCGCTTCGCTTAAGACAGGGTTTTCATTGTTATCAATTTGATCAGGCTCGTTGGCTTCTTCCAGTGCCCGCATGTAGTCATCTTTTGTCATCTTGTCCATAGCACAAACCCTCCCTGTGGAATAACCCATGTAAATAAACACATGCTGTTTAAACGTACAGCACTGTTCGTATGTACATGGTAGCACGTTATCAACATGGGTGTGGATAACTTCCTGTTATTAACAGCCTGATTGTGGATAGTGTGGATAACTTATTAATACTTAATCCCTACACATTGTCAGGAAGCCCCCTAATTTTCCTTGCCTATACCTACCCCGCCTAAACCCCTTTCAGCCCCTTCTAGCCCCTTTAAATCGGTCAGCCCATTACAACCACTGTACGTACATCCAGCCTGTATATATCCACATGCATCCACAGTTGGCATGCCTATATATAAGTGCACTAGTGCTCACTAACTGATCGCTCATTCTAATAACCCTACGGTTTACTCAGGTAACTATTGTCATGGTTTGACAGACAGTATTACAATCCAACTTGACAACATCGTCAGGCAAAAAAAGGAATCGACAGCATGGAAATTACAGTCACCAAAATAGGCAACATAGAACACGGTATCGATGGCAATGATCAGTATCTTTTACTAACCCGTAGAGATGATGACCTCACCCTTGAGCAAGCACGTGATTGGCTGTTACCTCAGGTTTACCGTGAGACCTATCAGGAAGCGGGAGGTTACTTCTGCAAACGTGTGACGGTCATGCAGAAGACCGATAGCCAAGTGGTTGCTATCGTTCACCATGAGTATGACGTCTGAAGTTAATACCGTGAAGCCCACGCTGTGGGTTTTGCAGTAGTAATTTTGCTACTGATTTGGAGATCATCATATGACCTTACCTACCGTCCACGCCACACGTGAAGAGTGGCTCACCGTTGCATACAACGAACTGCGCCCCGCATTTGAAATTGCAGGGTCAATACTGCCCGACAAAGTCCGCCTTACTTGTGGCTTTCCCCTACATGCCAAGCGCAACAACGCTATTGGTGAATGTTGGATCGACACTGCCAGTGCCGACAAGCATTACGAAATCCTTATCTCCCCTGTCATCGCTGACCCTCGCAAAGTATTTGAAGTGTTGGTACATGAGTTGTGCCACACCGCCAAGGGGGGATTCAATCACGGCATCAACTTCCAAAAGATCGCATCAGCCATGCTCCTAGAGCCTGTCAACCCCACACGTAAGAATGCATGGGGCTACACGCAAGGGGCTAACGGGTTTGATCAAGCCTACGGGGCAATCATCGACTCACTGGGTGCATACCCCCACGCTGAGTTGGCATTCTCTAACGGTAAGAAAAAACAAGGCACACGCATGCTAAAGGCTGAGTGCCCATCCTGTGGCTACACCGTGCGCCTGTCTTCTAAGTGGGCGTCCTATGGTTTGCCCTCTTGCCCTGTCGATCAAGACGTCTTGACCCTAGTTTAATTGGAGTAATACAAATGAATGCATCTACACGCAACACCATCCGCACCGAAATCTCCCGCATCCCTATGCCCATCCGCAAGGGGGCATTGAGCGCACTTGGAATCAACGCACACACCATCATGTCTCCTATACAGGAGATCGACACGCTGACTGACTGGGTGATCGCCAGTTACCACGCTAACCCTGATCAGGGCATTCAATTAATTAAGGGTGCTACCCCTTACAGCCCCACTGCCCCAACTACCACTGTGGACAACGCACTGTCCGCCACGGTGCAAGCCACGTCCGCTGTCGCATCACGTGCGGAAAGCACAGCCTTGGACGCAATGCAAAAAGCCAATGACGTGCATCAGGACGCACTGGGCAAAATCGGTTCGGTCAACGATGCGGTGATCGCCATCAACAAGACCGTGGGCAAATTGCTTTCCCGCCTTGACAAGGCAGAGCACAGCATCGGGGCTGTCAACCTTGACGATGACGCCATTGCACGTGCGGTGAACACCGTTGTGGCTGATGCATTCGCACCGTTTAAACAGGCTGTCGATGCTGTCGGGGCACAGGCTGTAGTCGCTGACCTTGCATCGGTGTATAGCACTGAGACCAAGTCAGCATCGGACGTGTTCGGTGTTGACGTGCGTGATCCTAAGGGCAACCCTGTCATGGTGCGCATGTGGAATGACCCCTCTGCCCCCGCCATCGATCCGTTTTTTGTGTGGACTGAGAAGGTCTTGCGCCACTTCCTGTTGGCTGACATCAACGGTGACAACGTGTGGCTTGGCGGTGAGAAGGGCACAGGCAAGAGCGAGTCAGTCCGTCAGTTCTGCGCCCGCACAGGACGTGCGTTTAAACGCATCAACTTCCACAAGTACACCACGTGTGAAGACTATGCGGGTGCTACTGGTCTTGTCAACGGTGAGACCGTGTTCGTCAAAGGTGACTTCCTGATGGGCTTTACGCACCCCTCTACTGTGCTCCTGTTGGATGAAGTGACTAACGCTGATGCGGGTGAGTTGGCTACCCTTAACGGTTTTCTAGAGCCAAATTCTGCAGTCTCCTACGGTGGCAGTGTGCACACACGCGCCAATGGTGTACTGGTGTTCGGTGCTGACAACACGTTCGGTAACGGTGACGAGTCAGGACGCTATACAGGCACACGCAATATGAATTCATCATTGATGGATCGCTTTGCGCAAGTGGTGCGCATGGAATACCTACCCCTTACCGCTGAGGTTGACGCTGTCATGCGCCACACTGGGTGCACCAAGGAACTAGCAACCCATGTGCTCAAGTCAATACGTGTGGCACGTGCCAAGGTACAGACTGCCGACATAGTGGACGCACCATCGATCCGCAGTGTGATCGCCTTTATCAAATCGCTAAAGGTTTTGTCAGTGCGTGATGCATGGGACACCGCAGTGGCTAACCGTCAGCCTAGCGAGTCGGCTACCGCATTGGATGCCATCTTCACAGCGACTATCGATCAAACCCTAATCTCCAACAACATCTAAGGAGCACACAATGAAAGCACGTTTAAACGGTTATGAATTCCGCATCGCAATTGACGGTGCATGCCACAAGTTATGTTCTGAGTTGGCACTGCCACAAGTGACGGTGTCATGGACTGAGGTCACTACAGCACGCATCAATGCACGTGGTGACATTGAGTTGGCTAACGTGGCAGATGACGCCATCATTGATCGCAAGACCTTTGACAAGTACGTTGCATTTATCTTGCATGAGTTGTTGCACCGTAAGTACACCGACTTCAACGCACGTGGTGACAACCAGTACATCGATCAATTGCACAACGCTATTGAGGACGCATGGATTGAGAACACATGTATTGCACAGGGTCTAGTCGGTAATGCTGAGGGTCTCTTGTCTAGCGTGATCGATGGCATGAGCACTGATGCACTGGTTGGTTGGGATGACAAGTGGCATCACCCCGCACGCTACCCCTTCCTGTTGGCTGTCTATGCACGCAAGCACGCAACCGTGAAGTTACCCTTGGCTGAGGGATTGCAACCAATATTTGACGTTGCATGCGCACGTCTTACCACTGTCCAAAATTCATTCGACACATTGGCTATCGCAGTGTGGGTATTTGATCAACTGCAAAACATCGACAACAAAAACCCACAACCCAAGGGTGACAGCGACAAGCCATCGGATGGCAACCCTGACGGTCAGGGCAAAGGTCAGGGACAGGGGCAAGGCAATGGTGCTCAGACCGACGAGAAGGGGTCTACAAGCGACGATCAGGCACAGGGTGAGGGTGAGGGTACTACTGACCGTCCTAAGCCCACAGGCAAGGCATGTTCACCAGTGAAAAAAGACGGTGACATTTGCAAGGCACGCCCAGTAGAGCCAATGTCTAAAGCCCCTGAGGGAACACAAGCACAGGGCACGTACTCTAAAGCCAACGGTATCACCAAGCGTGGGCATGCATGCCGTAATCCACAGTTCAAGGCTGACGTGAACGTGGGTGCTAAGTTACGTTATGAGGTGCGTAAACTCTTTGAGAATACAGGCACAAGCGAGTACCAACCTAAGCGCAAGGCGGGTGCGTTGAACGTCAATGCTTTGCATTCCGTGCCACAGGGTAATGACCGTGTGTTTAAACGTAGGTTAGATGTTGAAGGTATCGACTCTGCAGTGGTGATTGTGTTGGATGTATCACAGTCAATGTTCATCAGCGACT